CCAATACGTTTAAAGCCTACGTCTAAAAGGCAGGTAATTAAGTTGTGTCTGTCCCTTGAGTTATCGCAATGGATATCCACAGCCAATCCTTTGAGATGGCTGCTGGATTCTACACCACCAACCTCTTCATTCCAGAAAGGCGTTCTGAACCCACTGGTTATATGAATAGGCTTGTCAAACTTATCTCTAACCTCATCAAGCATCGCTAAAATACGCTTGTCCATCATCTGACCACTACCCTGTACGTCAGGACTGTCAAACTCTGAATAGTTAAAGTATCTTAACATAAACCGCAATGAATACAAATATCACACATTATTTCTTCTTTTTTAACTCGTACCACTTTTGAATGGTGTAACCAATAGTAACTACTAACAAAAGTATCTTAAGGCTATCTTCTAATATATCCATTGTACTAACTGTAATAGCTGATAAGTTGATTACGTAAAGTTTAAACGAGTTTAAATCCATAATTAAAAGTTTCTACCTAAAAAGGTGTGTACACCGTTTCCTTCAACGGTTATTTCGTAAGACTTCCATCCATAAGGACTTTCGTCTAAATCGTTCCACAGCACGTCTATGCTGTACTTGTCTGCGTATTCAGGCTCTACTGACCACTCATCGTTTTCATCATCCCATACAGGCTCATTCGTAATGATATGTCCTAAATGTACAATAGTATGGCTTCCCTCCAAGTAAGAATGTCCGTCTATCTCGCTATGTGGAAGCGAGGCAATCTTTTGCTCTGCCTGTTCCTTTGAGTTAAATTCGTATTTCTTAAATAGTTCCATTAGCTTGTTAGTGTTGTTAGTTCCGCATCTGTTAGTGCTTCGTTAAATACCATTAGTTGATGTATTTTAGCAAACACATTTTGTGAGCCATCTGTTGCTCTATTTTCAAAATTAACTCTATCCAAACCGCTTAATGTAAATGCTTCAGTTCTTGTAAGTACTTTAGTTCCGTTTATAAAGCAATCTGTGTTACCTGATTTATACTTTATAGCTATTTTATTTCTATTTTTTGGTGTTTGACCGCTTACCGCTATACTACTAAAAAAAGTGTTGTTTGTGCTTCCTGCGGAAAAAGCTATAACTCCTGCAACAGTTGTAAATTCTATACTTACAAAATCTGTACTTCCGTCTGAAAGTGATATTTTTCTTGCGGTTGTTCCGTCTCCTAATGCTTCTAAATCAGCAAACAAAACACCTTCGCTATCATTAAATAAAGCATCATTTCCACCTTCTATGCATCTGTCTTGTGTCCTTGTAGTGCTTCCTGACGAAAGGTTTGGTATATATGAAGTTCCGTAACTACCACTTTCAAATTGTACACCCCATATAAAACCATTACCTGCCACACCTGTTGATTGAGTGCTTGTGTCGCTATCAGTAAAAAAGAAATCAACGAAATCACCACTTGCTGTTGCGTTATCTGTTGCAACTATTTCTACTTTTATCCAATCATTAGGGTACTGTTCTATCGATGCGCTTGTTACATTTGTACCTTTGTATGCTATGGTATTTGTATTAAGGTCAATAATAGTGTTACCATTCGCAGGTGTAGTGCCATTAAGAACAAATAAACTTCTTGCGTTTAAGTATCTTAAATCTCCTTTTTTAGCAAAGAACGACCAAGCATAAGTACCGCTTAATATAACGCCTAAATTCTTTCTTGTGAGCGCACCACTTGTTTGTGTTAGCTTGTTTCCTGTCAAAGAGCCATTAGGAGAGGTTGTGTTATCATTATCTACTGATGTGTTAATAAGAGTAGTGCCTTGACTTAAGTCCTGACTATATGTGTATATATTTTCCCTTTGAGGCTCTAACAGTAAAGTAGGGTCTTGTGGATTAGATGGGTTGTAGTCAAGCCTTGCTTGGTTTGCTTCTACGCTTTCAATTAAACCGTCTTTGTTTACTCTTGTAGCATCTGCATCTACTGACACAGTAAAATCCCCTGCGGTAGTATTAGGCACTACTGAATACAATTCAGCATCAGCAGCCTTGTAACCGCTTGGTATCTGTACTAATGTAGCTTTTTGATATATATCAGCTAGAGCCATTATTCATCTGTTTCCTCCTCTTTACTCTCGTTGAATATCTTTACGATTTCCTGCACCTGTGCTATGTGAGCAATAGGCAAAGAGTTAAGAATTGCGTTTATACGTTGTATTTGTTCGTCTGTAATTTGCATATCTGAAAGTTTTTATTCAGGCAAATCTACGTAATCTGCTTGATAATCCAAAGGCAAATGAGCCTCCATATCAGATATTTGTTCACTTGTCAATTCGTCTTTGTAGAAGTCGTTAGCAAGTACCCACTTAAAGTGATACTTGATTGCCTCTACATTCTCCCCTTCGCCTATCTGTGCTAATTGGTCAGGTATTTGGCTTGTGATAACTTCTTTGTGGCTATCTTCAGTATTCTCTGATGTTATTGCGTTTATATACATCTTTTATGCTTTTAATAATTCAACTTCTGCTTTTAATTCTTTTATAGCTTGGACAAGAATTGGAACAAGTTTACCGTAACTCAACTCTAACTTATCAGGGTTTTCGTCATAGACAAGTCTTAAAGTATCGTCATCTACTGACTGCACCTCTTGTGCTATAAATCCAAAATCTTTTTTGCCCTTGTTGGCTGAATAAAATTCAACTTCTGTGGCATTACCTTCTTCGTCATATTCTTTAGTTATTTCTGCTCTGTTATCCCAAATAAACTCTCTTGGTTGTAGGCTGTCAATAAAATCTAATCCGTATTGCAAATCTTTTATTTCTGATTTGTCTCTTTCGTCAGATAAAGAAGTAATAGAGGTAACTGCACAACGTAAAGCTGAAACACTTGAATTACCTAAAGTAATTTCGTTATCAACATCAACTGCAGATTGGGTGCTGCTATAACCTATGACAGTATTGTTTTCACCCGTTGTTAGTGTTTCTCCAGTTTTCCCTCCTAAAAATGTATTTTGTTTACCAGTATTTACACTTCCTCCAGCCGAATAACCAAGAGCTACGTTGTAAGCGTGAACACCTGCATTTTGTGTTTGTAACGCACCATAACCTATCGCTACATTTCTACCGTGATTTGTTTCGCTTTTTAAAGCTTCATAACCTATCGCAACATTATTAACGCCAGCAGATAAATCCTCACCAGCTAAATACCCAAGCAAAGTGTTACCACCACCCGTAGTTAAAGCAAAACCTGCTTGATAGCCTATAACTATATTGTTAGAGCCTGTAGTTACAGCAGTTCCTGCTTGATAGCCAATTGCAACATTATTGCTTTTTGTTCCACTTGCTCTTAATGCATCAGAGCCAATAGCAACATTATAATTACTAGCACCACTAGGCTGTTGTAATGCTCGGTAACCAAACGCAACATTGTCAGTACCTGAATGACCAAAACCACCACCAAAAGCGCTGAGGCCTAAAGAAGAGTTTCTTGCGCCAGTTGCAGAATAACCAGATTGCCGACCAATATAAGTGTTATCACGACTAGTTGTATTTGAATACCCAGAGCGATAACCTACATACGTGTTTGTAACTCCAGAAGTTTGTGAGTAACCAGCTTCAAAACCTATTGATAAAATTCCATCTGCTGTATTACTTCTACCAGCTTTTCTACCAATAGCAGTTACTCCACTTGCGCTTGTACCAGCACTACCAGCAGCAAAACTACCTATAACTACACAATCTTCAACTGCTGAAGTAAAGTTTGTTCCAGCAGAGCTACCAATAACAACATTGTCATCACCAGCGTTAGACCTACAAGCCATATCTCCTATTACAACGTTTCTATCAGAACCAGTAGCCATTCCTTTTGCAGCTTCGTAGCCATATATTGTATTACTGTTTGCAGTAGTTATAGTAGAACCAGCATCGTGTCCAATTATAGTGTGTCTTGTACCTGTAGTTAGTGCATTACCAGCTAAACTACCTATTACTAAATTATCTTCAGGATTACCCGATAAGCCTGATGGTATGTTAATAAAATATGCAGAAGTGCTATCTATAAGCACATCACTTAAACCGTTCAAAGACGATGCGCCTCCGCTGCTTAAATTGCTAGGTGCTATCCTTACGTTATCAGTGCCATCGTAACCTACAACGAAGTCTACGTTTGCACTATCTGTTTTGAGCGTAAACTCACTAAATTTCTTATTTGCCATTTTTTTATTCTTCTATAATTATATTGTCTCCATTTTCAGCTATTAGGAAATCTCCGTTTTCTGCTGTAACTCTGTTAAGGGTTTCTGCAATACTTTGGTAGATACTTCCCCAAGTGCTACTTACAAATCCCCAGTATGTTGTTTCGTATATCTTTCCGAACGCCATTATTTCTCTCTATATTTTTTATAACAAATAGCCAATGCTTGGTCCTTACCGTATTCCGAGCTTATTTGGACAATACATCTTTGTATAAATTCCCTTTGCTCTTCTCCTGATTTTGGTTCTGGTATTGGCATATACTTAAAAACTGCTTTAGCTTAATTATGTTTTGTTTCTTTGGTTTATATCTCATAATACCCATCCGTTAAAATTATCTGACTTGTCAGGATACATTCCGTCTTGGCTAGAATCATTATATTCGGGATAGCTACTACTATTGTCAATTATGTAATCTAAAAACCGTCTAGTGTAGAACTGAGCTTTGCTCTTTGAGTTCTCTACCAGATAGTGTATCTCTTCCATCGAAGGAGTCTCTGAAGACTCACTTCGATGTTTATAAACACCTCCGTTACTTACTTGGTAAGATGCAAACATATAATAGTCTGACTGCGCAAACCAAATTAGCATCGGTGTTATATAGTCGTTCAGGAGTGTCTTGTAGGCTGCATTCGCAGGGTTGTCTATAGTGCCACCAGTAATCAGCGTTGATATCTTGTCATATAGACTTGTACCCAGATAGTTCTGGATGTGTATATCTTGGCTCACCTCGATGAACTGAATAAACTTATCAGCATCCACAGAGCCTCCCACAAGAGACTTTCTCCTTAAGTCGTTAGTCGTTACGAACAGTGCCTTCGCCATCTTCTTTCTTTTTAAATAGTGATTTTACTCGGTCCATTGCAGACAACTTCTCACCTGTTTCTTCCTCACGTTTAATTTTAGTTTCGATATTGTCTAACTGAGTAAACTCAATCGGCTGTAGAGTAACGAAGTATAGGTTGAGGTCAATCTCATTGAACATCAATATAGTCTTCAAGCACTCTATAATCTTTTCTTGGAATGGGCGTATAACAATGTTATCCATAAGAACTGAAGCAGTCCTTAGCTCCTCTGCGTTATTACCAAATCCCGTGTTGTCCTTGATTCCAAGAAGTATCGGAGAAACAACTCTGTGACCGAGCATAATCTTTTCACGAGCCTCATCAGCAAGGAACTGATACTGTGCGTGTGCATCTGGGAGGTGTATAG